ATTCAAACTCGATTTTGTAAATCCTGTAAAAGAACTTTACTTTGTGATTCAAAGACAAGGTGATGTGGGCACAGGCGAAGGTCAGTTTATAACACCATTCGACTATGATAACACACTTTTAGAAACTGGTGGAAAATATATATTATATGAAAACTTGGATTATTTAACACTTGATTTGGATGGTCAGCCAATAATCACAGCGGAAACTGGGAATGTTATATTTTTAAAAGCAGTTCAATCTGCAATTCATCACTCAAAAACACAACTTCTTAGAAGATTCTATTCATATAGTTTTGCTCTTGAACCCGAAAAATGGTATCCAACTGGACAAATTAACTTCAGTTTAGTCAAAGAACAGATTTTAAACCTAAGTCTTACACCATGCGCCGATTATTCAAGACAGGCTAAAATATACGCTATAAGCCATAACATTCTCCGTGTAAGTGAGGGAACTGCTCAAACTCTTTTCGACGTTAAATATTAAAGATGATGAAAACTGGTTTCGGCGAATCTTCAGGGGCTTATGAGGAAGCCCAACAAAATGCTCTTATTGGCATTCTCATGCCAGTTCTTGAAAGAAGTATGATGCTGGCAGCACAATATTCAAAAGCATGTGATCGTGATACAGTACTTGGTGAAGATATGGAGTATGCCATCAAGTACTGTGTGATGTACACCGTTGGTCAAAACATTGGTTCAATTTGTCCAGAAATATACAACGAAGAATCTTCAGACGAAGAAGATGTTGAAGAAGTTGAACCAGAAGACTGCCCGCAATTTACAAGATACACGGGTAGTGAACAGATATTCATTCAAATGAACGAGGCTTATGATCGTTGGGACACTTGGATTCCCCAAAGTCCTGTAGAAGAGATGTTAAAAAATGCTATTAATAGTAATGAGTACATCGGAGCCGGAGGGATGGACGATTTCTGAATTTAAGTCATTCAAAGTCACGGGTGACGACGATTCGGAAAGTAGCACTGATGAAGATTCTGATGATGAACAAATATTTGCCAAGTCGCAGATGATCAGGAAACCTCAGTACAAAAAGATAGTTCGGAAAGAGGAATTATTACCAGAATAAAAAATTTTCCTAATGTATAGTATAAAACTCTCACTATGGCTGATATGACTGCCCAAGCTCTCAAGACCGTTAATCTCGTGACCCAAGAATTGGAAACTCAATCCCTCAACGCGATTGTTGCCGGTTTCAGCTTCGCCGCGGCGATGAGCTGGATGGACTTAGTCCGTTGGGTCATCCAACAACTTGTCAAGGTGCCAAAGAACGGTGGTACCCAGTACACTCTCACCGCCATCCTCACCACCTTGTTGTCAATTGCAGTGTACATGGTTGTTTCCGCTATCTCTACTCGCGTTTCCAAGCCAGCGCAACCAGTCTTCGCGATTACTCGCTAAGTTTTGGTCTTTGACGCATTAAAAAAAGTAATAAAATACCTACAAAAATAATTACACCAATAGAAATATACTCTTTCCATTTATAAACATCCTCAATTGCAGGGATGTTTATTGGTGGCGGTAACTCCTTTTTAACGACTTCAAATGGAACTTTTGGAAGTCCTTCTAATTTATCTGTAGATCCAGTAATTTCAAATTTCAATATATGATCTTGATTTCTGAAATCATATGGTATTAATCTCCCATGACTCATATAGAAAAACTCAATCTTGATATCTTGTATGAATTTTTGGGGTCCTTTGTAAAATTCGTGTGTTAATGGGTCATCCGCGTGATGATAGTTTATAAAGTCTGTGCCGTTCAACAAGACATGTCCAGTATAAAATGGTGTAGCGGAATAAATTGTTTTTGTGAATTCATCGGATCCGGCTGTGAGACGAATAAGTAGTGAATTTGGACCTTCTAAATTAATTGCACCGGATACCACAGTATCACTCACACCCGTGTTCTTTGATGAAAATCCCAAAACCTGGTGAGGTGTTGTAACTGACGAATTGCTGAGATAGCCATTTGTACCATCAAAAAATTCAAGTGCAAAAGTGTTACTTGCAGTGGTGTTTGAAAATGTAAGAGAATTTGTATCCGAATCAAAGATTACCGAATCTATGCATGTCAAAGGTGGTTGCATTTTAGCATCCAAATCAGCAGCTAATGTCGTACCACTCGTATAATTTGTCTCATCGAGGGTAACTTCAATGGTATCAAGTGGAGCCCCGGAATCATAAATACTAAAAGTCTTATTTGTAGAAGAAATCGTCAATTGTGGTGTGGGTATGCGTGCTGATAACAAAGTAACTTTAGTTACATCATAAATAGGCTCACTGAGAGATATGACATAGTTATTGGCGTAAGTATAAACATTCGTATCTCTCTGACTACTGTCTATATCAAGGGTATGAACCTTCATTAAAATATAGGTACAATATTTTAATGATTGTTTTTGTCTATAAATTGATCAAAAATTAACAAATGCTGTGAGCTAATGGGTTGTTCTGGAGTTGTCGCGCCGCTACTCCCAAATCACGTGAGTATGGATTTTCATTACCCTTGTAAGCATTAAATTGGTGAAATGGTTTTTGTTGGTAGTTTTGCGTCCAACCGCCGTCTGCAGCGGCAAATCGTCCATCAATTCTTGAAGTATCTGATCGAACAGCTGTAAGACGACCACCTTGTTTAAGTGGAGATTCGCGAACATTCATACGGCCTGCATTACCCATACGGTTAGCTTTGCCTCTGCGATCTTCCGGTCTGAAACCATACTTCATCAACTCTTCGTTATTCTTGTTAGAAATCTGAGCAGCCACACTGGTCGCATAAGCACCATTAAAGTTAGTAATACCAGGACTCGCGTGACTGTAGTAAGCAAATTGTTGATCGTTGCGATCACCCTTGAAACGCGTTGGATCCTGTGGCATTGTTTGTGCTGAAACAAATCGTTTGGCGCCACTGAATCCGAGACCGTCGGCTCTATGCCCAGTTTCGGAGCGGTTAGTAGTTCTCTTAGTCTTTTCGTGTTCTTGTCTTGGTATCATACCAGACATACCTTGGGCACGACCCGCCACCGTGGGTAGGCGTGATGGGAGGAATGCAGTTGTTTCGGGTTTATTGTGTGTCAATTCACCAACAACGGCAGCTCTACCACCTGTGGTATCGAAAGCTGGACCAGAACGTCCTGGAAGAGATGTAAGTCTATATTCACCAACGTTAATTGGATTGACTCTAAACATTTGTTGAAAACCACCCGTGGCTGGTGTATTCGCACTCACACCCAAACCTGGTCCAACCATTTGCTTTTCAATTGGTGAGAGGTTATTCATACGACCTGTGTCATACATACGATCTCTCATAGTTAAGATCTCCTGACCCCCACTTCGTTGTTGATAGGTGATATCAGCAAAACTTTCCATTTCCCGTTTTGATTGAACTTCAACACGTGGTTCAAATTGGGATCTTTCTACAAATAAAGGGACCTCATCGTCATATTCTTGTTGTTGTGTGGTAGGAGATTGAACAACTGGTTGAACAACCATAGGTGGTTCCGGTTCAGATTTGTTACTCAAAGCTCTGCCAGCAAAAATAAGTCCAGCAACAGCTGCAAGTGAAATGGGATCTGCCATTCTTATTTTTTAGTAACATTTTTATTAGCGTATCTTTGTTGGAAAAGTCCGTTCTGGAGTTCGGCGCGAGTACTCACAGGTTCGTAAGTCATGGTACGAAGAGGAACTTTGCATTCCATATTGGTGAGAGGAAAGAGATTGCGTTCATATGTTGGAACAATAACCTTTCCAAATCGAGTCGTAGCTTGTGGGCGAAGTTGGTCACTCACATCAATGTACTGCGCTGGAGAGCCTTTACCCGCCATATATGGGGAAGTGCCATACAACATGGTGTTTGGACGGCATCCCCCGCAGTTCAATGAACTGGGCTGAGGATAAACAAAGACTTCTTCAGTTGCTTTCACTGGTGGGAGCGCACCTGCATTTTGAACGATCGCAAGACCAGGTTGAAGTTGGTATACCATTTATTATTACACGAGAAATATTTATCGTCTATCTCCACTGATATCAAGACCTCTAAAAACACTTAATTGAGATCCACGAACATTTGGATCACACATTTCGGGATTATTTCTACAAAGGTCCCCATTCTTTGGTCCGTAACACCATTCAGCAAAAGCCGTTTGGTCTCCTGGAATTTTTGAAACTGGCGCAGTTACAAATTGACGAGCCGCCGCATTGCGCTGATATTTTGGCAAAGAAGAACGAGAACGACCATTATCGTATGGAATTCGATCATCAAGATAACTCTTAACAAACGGTTTCACAGTTGGATAATAGCATGATTCAAGACGGTTTGGTGCATCAGTATAGTCGGTAATCAATACATTACCCATTGGGTTGTCTTGTGTTGGCATTTGACAACTTGGACTACCACTGACAGAAGTACCATACGATTCCTTGACCATCTTTGATTTATACATAACATAAAGAACTCCCAAAACTGTACCACCTAAAACAAAAATGCGGGGATCACGTCGAATAAGATAAATGACGCAACACGCATAAATTACAAATCTTGAAGCCGAATTAATTCGATCTTCTGGTGTCTGATTACGATTTGGCCAGAATTGAGTAACCTGATCAACTCTAACTAGCTGCTGAGGATCGTCAAACCAAGCCTTCATTTAGTATAACATGAGGTTTATTTTTTACCCATACCGCCAAGCATACTACCCATCATCCTCATGATTGTATCCTGATCAATTTCTCCACCTTCAGTTTGCATCTTGTCTGCACAATCCTTGGCGATACCCTCGATAAGACTAAGAGTCTCCGCTGGGATAGCCGTAATTGTAGTACCAAGCATGTACAAAGTTTGGAGATATTGCCACGTCGCGGACTTTGTAGCTGGGCTCATTCGACTCCAGTAACTCTTGATATTAAGGTCCTTCAACATTTCAATCTTTTCAATCTCTTCGAGAAGGAATGATTCATCTTTTGCTGAGATCTTGTCGGCATACGGGGTCACACCTGTCATAAAACCATCAACGATGAGGCGGGGGTTTGTTTGTTTGAGTAATTCAAAAGATGTAGTCATCTTCTTGATACCTTTTTCCTCTGGAAAAGTCTTGTGCAATTCCACAAGAAATTGGGAGAGCATGTCATTGAACGCGGTGACAGACGCCATTTTCTTATACTATGGATTTAATCTTTAAGTTTAAAAAGGTTCGGTAGAAAGAGCCTCTTTTTGACCAAGACCATTAGAAACAATAAAATAAACAAGGATCGCATTAAGAGCGGCTGGTTTGGTATATTTATTAAGCTCCAACTTACCTTCATTATTGAGTTGAGCTTTGAGATGAATGTAACCCGCTGTGATGGCGGCGGCAATGAGGGCAGCGCTTACTGGGTCTCGAAGATATTCGGATAGATCTTCCATTTAATTATACGCAGTTTTTTTTGTACGCTGTTCTGGGGCATCACCAAAGAACACATCTTCATCTTCGGCTTGGGGGGGTTCTATTGGCTCCGGTTCAAATATGGGCTCTGGAGCTGTAACACCTGGGACAGTCTTAAATTCGTTTTCGAGACCCGTTGGTTGTAGAGGTTCCGGTTCAGCACCCTCCATTGATTCCATTTCTTGCATATCTTCTGGAGTTGGTTGTGACTCTGGTTCTGGAAATCCTTCTTCACCCTCGAAAACATCTGGATCCGCTGCATCATGAACTTCCCCATCAAGATCAATATCTTTACTTTCTTGGGACATGTAAGTTTGGAGAATCTCCTGAACTGGGATGAGTTCTTTGACCGTAGCTTCAATACATGCAGAAAAACGCTTGTTCAAAATTTCATCGCGGACGTATTCGTTTTGTTCTTCATGTAAAATATAAGGATCTCTATAAAGATCCTTTGCGACGTTATTGTAGCATGTCTGGATGAAAACTTCGTTGCTTGGTAATTTGAGAGCAATCTTTTTGTTATCTGATTTCAAACGAACTGCTGAGAGGATCTTCGTGCACGCCACAAATACAGCTGCCAAAAGATCACTGTACCAAGCACAGCGGTTAGTAATATTGTCCGAGTGCTGCTTTGACATAGCATTGGACCAGTTTGGCACTTCTTTGAGGAGTTTTTGGTACATGATAAGCGTCTTTCGCCCCTTGGAAAGCTTTGTTGCTTCATCATACATGTCTTGGAATACTTCAATCATAGCTGGACACATAATAATACACAATTGGCCAAGGTACTCCTTGCGCGCTTCCACGAGTATATTGAGATTGTCCATTTATCATTGAATGTGTTTTTAATCGCTGCCTTACTACGCACTTCGCCTGTATTTATCCGCCATTTTCTTAAGATTCATAAGATTTGGGAAGTCTTCTTCGTCTGTTTGAATAATCTTTTCTTTCTTTTTTTTCGGTATATCCCATGAAACGTATAGTTCATAGTCACTTATATGTTGTACTATAAAACCACCAATTTGCAATTGTCTCATGATATATCTCGCAGCGGCGGTTCTATCGAATGTCGGGTAACCAACCACGAAACTTGGGATTACGACTAATACCTGTTTGTGAGCGAGTTCTACACACTGTTTGATTTTTCGAGAAATCTGTTCATAGATCCGTTTGTAGATCTCTTTTTTGATCTGTTTTCTCTTTTCATCAATTTTTGTAACATCATTGATACTGAGCATTACAATTACTGCAATTTATTTTTTGCCATTTCTAACTCACTTATGGTTGGTATAACACTTTCCTTGACGAGATCATACTTAATGAATTCCTGACCAGATTGACCATCAATAAATGGTGTAACATTCGCAACAGTCTGCACATCAAGAGGTTGAGAACGGAGAGATACTAATGTGGCTATTTCATCAACCATCTCATATGAAGCGACAACCGAAAAACCATATGCAAAGCCACTATTCTTTACAACCATAAACATACACTCGTAGATTTCTTTATTGTTTTCGGTATTAGTATATCTTTTTACAGCAGTTGTTTCAATAATATATGTGCAGAGTCCTGTGCGCTTAGAAATTTCCTGATTAGCTTGGAGCACAAAATTTTGCATCATATCGTTTGAAACGTTAGCTTCGGTCTGACTGTAACCAGTAAGGTCTGGCCTGGCATCATCAAGTCTTACAGTGCCAGTTGGCTTGCTGTAGCCTGAAAATCCAAAAATCTCCGTAAATGGCTCACGTTTTTTTGTAAGCAGCAGGACAACCGCAAGAAGTATGACTGTCAAAAGTAACTTATTGTTCATCTTTACTAATATGCGTTAATTTTTTTTTGAAAAATACCATATACATAATAGATGTCGCTACTGATATATAGCCCAAGATGCAAACACTCAATGGAAGTTATTGAATATATCAACCGACACCAACAATTGAAACAGTTAGTGCATTATCATAACATAAATACACAGGGTATTCCACCTGCGTATCGAAACAAAATTACACGCGTACCTACCATGCTTACGAAAAATGGTAAAATTTTAGTTGGTAATGAAATTAAGAACTGGTTGGATTCATTGTTACCGAATAAGGAAGTTTCAAATTGGGGATTTAATGGTGCATGCTCAATGACAACTCTTGACGGAGAAGACAATGATAGTGACATTTTTTCATTGGATAGCTACGGTCAATCTCTTCAACCCACGATGACAAAAGAAATTGAAGAAAAGATTAATAGAGATGTAAGTAAAGGTTTTGCATATTCTGAAAAGATTTAAAGATCTAACGCATTAATTTGGTAGTTATGAGATTGGTTACAATCCAGGCTTCGGCTGTAAAATCAACATTTGAAGTGCTCAAAGATATACTTAACGATGTCAATATATATTTTAGACCTCAGGGTATGTACATTGTCACCCTGGATACCGCGAGAACGTCCCTGATTGATATGTTTTTATCGGCTGATAACTTTGAAGAATATAAGTGTGATCAAGAAGAAATAATTGCGGGTATTAACATTTCAAATACTTTCAAACTACTTAAAACGATCACGAACAATGATGTTCTGACAATTGAAATTAATTCAAAAGAACATATGGATATTGAAATTACAAGTGAATCCAAAAAGACAAGTACAAAATTTCAACTCAAACTTCTTGATATTAACGAAAGTAAGATTGAAGTTCCCACCGTTAATATGACAAGTATTACTACACTTCCATCTGCGGATTTCCAAAGATTGTGCCGTGATATGTCAAATATAGGTACCGATATCGAAATTACACGGGTTGGTAAGGAACTTCGCCTTCGTTGTGAAGGTGATTTTGCTAATCAAGAAACATCAATTGAATGCCTGGAAGAAAGTCCAGAAATCGTCGGTCTTTACTCTCTAAGGTACCTGAATATATTTACAAAGGCGACGAGTATGTGTTCGTCTGTGCAAATTATGCAGGAAGAAGGAAACAGATTTTTGATTCTAAAGTATAACGTCGCAAACTTGGGCGACCTCAAATTTTATTTAGCGACTAAGGTATCCGAAGATCAGTTGTAAAATCACTGGTTGTAAGAACACGTTTTTTCATACCCAGTGAATTTGTAAGTACTATACCTGGGTACTTCTTTTCCAGCATCTTTTTTGTGTAATAAAGAAAGTCTTTTAATGGTACTTGTTGTCCGTGAAAATCATTTCTTGGACCAGAATATCTCTTCACCTTTTCAGTAATGTTTATTTGTGGTTTATCGTCGTGATCCACAATCCAAGCACTACTCAAAGGGATTGTAAAAATCATACCTTCCATCTCTGAATCACCTGGTTTAAAATTTATATCATTTGATACCGATTTATAAACTTTTCCGTCATACCAATATTTAACTTTTAAAGTAAGATTTGTAATATTCTGAGGAATTATAGTTTTTCTAAATTGCTTACCTGTAACATAAGAGTGAAATTCATCTAGAATACCATCCCAATCCCTGCTTTCCTTTTCCCAGAACTCGTCTTCGATATGATATTTCATCCTGTAGTCTATAGTGTACTGCAGTTCTTCTGATATTATAGAGTAGTCCCGAGGTGTAGTTAACTTTTTGTAGTAAAATAGAACATTACTTAAAAGTTTGAACAACATTCTTACTTATAATGGAGGGAAA